CAAATGATGTGGTTTAATATCAAATGTTTTTTAAACTCCCCCGTAGTTTGATATCTACGAAGAAGTCTTTTGATGTATTTAAATTTTTTAACATCCTCTTCAAAATCAGAATATGTAACCGACTGAGGATTATCATAATTTTTAATTGCAAAAAGTACCCAGTTATCCTGGGTCAACTCATTAAATTTCATTTAATATCAGGCAGTAGTAACTACTGCAGTAGCAGAGGTAACTTCAGTAGCACCGTTAGTAGAGGCAATCTTGACACGGTATGAACCAGCATCAGTTGCCGCATAAGTACCAACTGTAAGGGTTGTTGCAGTCTCGCCAGAAACATTTGCCCAACGATTTGCATCAGACAACTTCTGCCACTGATATGTGAGAACGGAAGCATCTCCAGGAGGAGTTGCAATAGCGGCAAGAGTAAGTGTTAGAGCAGCACCAACAGCAACCGCAGTATCTGCTGGTTGAGTCTGAATAGTGATTGCTGCACTTACGTCTGCTGCTACAGCATCATCTGCTTGTGACTCGTTAGAGTTAGCTTCTGCATCAGCAAGTGTTACCAACATTTCTGCTTTATGACGTGTAGCACCAGAACTATCGGTAAATGTATAATACGACCACCAACCAGGAGCATTCAAACCCCTGTTCTTATTCTGAGCAAGTGCTGCTTCAGTTTCATCAATGAAAATTGTTTGCTTTGCTTGACTTGATGCAGCGATGCCTCTACCAGCCTTGGTGACATTTGCATTGCTGTCAGTTTTTCCGTATAGAGACATGTTTTCTCCGTAAAATGACTTATCTAAATTATATTTATAAAGATGGGGGGACTTGAATCCCCCCACTGTATCACGCTTCTTCGCGTGTCTTGATTGCTTTGGTTACAACTTCAAGTAGTTGATCATCCATATCGGTCTTTGTCAACTTAACTGCTTTAGCAAGAATAACAAGACAGATCTCAACCATCTTCTCACCGAGTTCTTCATTCTCAGGAATTTTATTAATAGCATCGGTGATAATTTTTGACGCCAAGGGAAGTAAAAATGTAAGCATAATCTTATTGCGTGTTGCAAATACTATTTATTTAACACTCATCTTCTGACCGTTATTGTCCTTAATCTGTGGCATTATTTCCACAGTTTTTTTCTTGGACTTACGTTCTTTCTCCTTACTCTCACACTCCTCACGAAGTAGTTTAAAATTTTTCATTTCTTCTTACTCATTCCAATGATCTTACTAACTTTCTTACGACGTGCTAAGAGAAACTTATCTGACTTATCTTTGTCGCCATCGTTATCAACGTCACCGTCTTCCTTACCTACGGGATCAAGTTTCTTTTCTTTGATCTCTTCACCAGTGGGTTCAAACCCTGCCTTGACACAGTTGTTTACTTCTTTACCGCCTTTTGCCTTAGTACCCTGCTTCTTATAACCCTTCCAACAGGAGCTGTTACCGTTGTCATCAACACCATCCATCTTGACTTTCTCAATGATGATTACTTCACCATCAACTTCAATCTCTTCACGCTCAAGAACGATTTCTTCTGCAACTGACTTCTCTTTCTTATCAATTTTCTTTTTCTTCTTGGTGATGTCATCTACTTCAGCACCATGTGACTGAGGATCCATACCCGCAAATGCTTCAGGAGTATATTCAGGAATATGACTACCCTGGAAACAATCACCGTCCATCCAATTCGTATACATCTCCATCAAAGATGCAGAATATGCATCATTATGTGCAACTTTGTTAACAGGTCTCTGCTTATCCATGTTTAAAATTGAAGATCTTCTTATGGTTTATTTATAGTGCGAATATCCTTCACCCACTCCCGAAACATTCTCCCATCCTCAGTCACCACAATGGCATAGTTGACACCAGTGCGATGAACTGTTCCTTTATCTCCAGTTCTAGCAGACATAACAATATCACCCTCAGAAATCACATCATTCTGACGATGTGCTTGACGGAGTGCTTGTTCTCTAAGTTTCTTAAAGTTTTTCATTTAAAATTAGCGGGCAAATTTGCCTGTATCTCTTGCATAAGAGCACGGCAATCATTATCATTCAGTGCTCTGGGTATACCAGAACGAAAAGTTTTAAAGTCACCAGCAAATGCTGCGCGTCTCATTTTTGTTCCTGAAATAGCGAAGGTATCGCCATCAGCATCTCTACTTCCAGAAGATTGAATATCAATTTTTCTGAATGAGAAATCCTTTCCATTATATTTATGGAGGAACTGCATGGCGCTCACTCTATCAGAACCCACAAGGAATACTACCTCATTATACCCTGCCAGCATAAGATCTTGCAAGATAGCGACAGGTTGTTTAGGTCCAGAATAAATCTTTCCTCTATGTTCCGGAAACATTTTTTCCATATAGAAAAGTTTTCTGTCTGGTGGTAATGGATTGCTACCTTTCTTGTCTACAGTTTGTGAAATATAAATGCGATAGTCATGAGAACCTGCTGCTCTTTTTACACCAGCAAAGTTTTCTTTATGACCTGTAGTAGGTGGTTGAAACCTACCAAAAGTAAAGTAGCAAGTATTACAATTTAACGCCATTGCTTCTGTAGGGTGAAGTTATTGTATGCAAACTCCATACGATTGACAAACTTAATCATATCACCATCCTTATGAAGAACATATCCTTCTGGAGTTGTGACCTTATATCCTTTCTCTGTCTGGACATAGGTCCGGAACTCTTCAAGGTGGTCAAGCTTATCTATAACCATTTGCTTTACTGTCTGTAATTCTTTATACAAAGAGAGCATTGATTTAAACTTGTACACATTATCTACAACATAGTTCTGACTGTTATATACAAGATTTCTTTTTGCTGTTAAGTTTGCAACTGTTTTAATTTTTGATAACTCCTTCTCCATCTTATCACCATAGAAATTAAGCATGTCATACATTGCTTCATCTACATTTCCAATACCACGAGCATTCTTAATTTCATTATTAAAGAACTGTTTCAGATAAGACGCAATATGAAATTTCTTGTCTCCAGTAGTACCGGTCTCTTTTACTAATTCATCAAGGAAATCTCCACAGATCTGACACATGCGTTCAATCTTAGTAATATAACTATCAAATTTCTTCATCTCAGTTGAAGTGAATCCAACTTTATTCATGGGAGTATCATTTTTTATGACTAATGCATCAGTAGATCCATTAACATCAGCTCCAGCAAGTGCTTGCATAGATTGAAAGTCATCACCTCTGTAATGTGTATGAAATACTACTCCAATTTTTGACCTACCTGCTGCTTGTCCGATAGGATGATCTACTGGAATGCCATATGTAATAGTATTAGGTCTAAATGTATACAGTTTTTCACCATTAATAGTTTCAGTTTTTACTGTTGAGTCAGTAAACATTAAATCTCCCTGCACTATCCCCTTTATACCTAAGGCAGCAAAATATTTCAAAGAGAATTTTAATTTCTCTGCTAAATCTCCTTCATAATACATGTCAACATCAACATCCGTATAGCAAATCTTTGGTGTTTTGGCGAATACTGATTTAGTTCCAACAAAAAACATCCCACTATTAGGATCAGTACCACAAATAATAGACGGAGCACCATCCCATTTGGTTTGCATAAAACCACCACTCTCTTCTTGCCCTAACATCTTGCGAAGTTCTTTAAGGAAAGACACAGCAGCTTTACAACCCTCAACTCCATAGTTAAGCATCTCATCTTCCAGATGTTCTAGATGTTTTAGTTGTTTAATGTTTGCCATTAGTCGTTAAATACCGTCTCAATACTTTCACCCTTCATCTTATATCCTGACTGTAACTTATCTGGATATACACGATCTGGATCTGCAGCAGATCCTTTATCGGAAGTGTTTCTAATATTAAATGACATATCTAAGAGAGGTGTTTTTAAATTAATGTTTACTCTCTTTGCACCACCAGTTTCACCACCATATGATACGGATACATTACTAGCAGTAGATGCTTTATTTAAAAATGCCTCATCAATTTCTAGATGTTTTATCTTACCTTTGTTTAGATGGACATAATGAAATCCATACCCTAACGATCCCTTAATAAGTTCTTTTAGTAATCCCCTATCATATGTTGGAGAAGAATCAAGCACCTTAAAAGATCTATTGCCTGATTGATACTCATTAAAAGTTTGACATAATAATTGCTCATTCAATCCAAACGTTTTCATCAAAGCTTTTCCAGAAACAGTTTCAATTTTAGATGCCTTTACTTGATCAACTGGAAATACCTCTTTCTTTAATCCAAGATTAGATAAGTTAGTAGTGCCACTCATCTTCAGTGAAAGATAATAC